ACACAAAGTCCCCTCTTGAGATCGAAATAGTGAAGAAAGTAAATCATGTCTAACATGCTGAATTACGTTTTTGATATTCCACATATCACTAGATCTGCCACTGACAGGTCTAAAGTGTATGTGGAATACTCAGCTTACAATGGCTACTGGGGTACTCCCATCTGCAGGTACAAAGGTGCTGAATTTCCTTGCTCATCTTTTGCCGTATCAGATAAAACTTCTTTCAGACTAAGGAGTTTCATTGACAAAGGTCAACTTCCCAGATCCTGGGGAAAGCCTTTTCTTCAGGTGAAGGGAAAATCCCCTTCTTTCTTTGACACCACTATAGAGAAAATATCTCACCTCAATCTGGAAAGACAGTTAAAATGGTCAGAGCCTAATCTTAAAGAGGCCCTTAGCTGGCCTCTAGGTGTTCCCACACTAGCTTTTTTTAAATTATCTTTAATTGAAAGCTATGAGTTCAACTGGGAAGAAAAGTGCTTCCTAATGACCTTAATCATGAGGAGTGGAGATGGAGTTCAAATAGATGATTCTTTAGTTAATCTTTACAAGAAGATGATAAGAGAACTTGGAGAGCGAGATATACCCTGCTTGAACTTTACTGGCCAAAATATAGAAAAGGAGATTGCTTATGTGCAGATATTAAGAATGCTAACTGCTCTTCCCTATGATTATTATGAGTCTGACTTTCACTCTTCTTTATATGATTATGTGAAAGAGCTCTCTGAGGTGATCACTCCTCAGTTGCTAGGAAACAGAAAATGGACACCTCTCCATACCATGAGCCCAAAATACACAAGGATAGCAGATTCGTGGGATTCTGATTTAGATTCAGAAGAAGAGATGGAGGTAGACGGACCAGCTGCCAGGTGGGGTGGGGAGGTGTGAGGTGGGTTAATTGGGGTGATTTTATTTAATTATTTAAATTTGATTTCAATTTTAATTAATTTAATTTTGTTAATTGTAAAATTAATGAGATTGTAGTGATTAGGAATTAATTGAAATCCAATTTTGAACAAATTATTTAAAATTTTAATGATTAAATGCAATTGTGCTAATTATCAATCATCATTGGGGCAGATTATTTCAAACCCCTGAAAACTTTGGCAGCAGCCTTCACAGGGCTAGATGGCTGCATGTTTTCGTCCAGTATTCCGAGATTTCTGAGAAATGACTTCCTCTGTTCTCCACTGATGAATGAGCTATTTATTGCTGCATTCATTGGCCTATCGAAGGTGCTTGCCACCTCAGACACAGACAGCCCTCGATTTCTTGGGTTTATGGTCCTTGAAAACTGGACCATGAAAAGGCTAAATGCGTCACAGATGGTTGACAGCACATCCGGGGGAAGCTTGGGATCAATGAGCCCAGCAAAGCTTGGGTGCATCATTGCCCTAGGGTAGTTCTTAGACAGATCATCCATGTTCTTCCCAGTAACAGGTAAGAATTCTTCCACGTACTCAGTTGCTTGGCATGTATAGCCAGCTAAGGCAGCTGTCACTCTAGACAGTGTGAGATCATCTCTAGAGGGGTTCCCCTCCTTAAGAGAATATCTCTTAACAAGGCCCTGCACAATCTTCTTTCCCTTCTCGGACATCTTCACCATCATTTTAGATGGCTTATTCCCCCTTGTAAGGCATAGGATGATCATCTGCTTGGCATCTTCAACCCAGTCATCTCCACCTCTCTCCACAAGCAGTTCCATCACCCTTTTGGCATCAAAGCCTTGGTAAGCAAAAGCTTGCACCCAGGCCTTGATAGTGTCGGCATCAATCTCATGGCCGGCAATATCAATAGCAAGTTTTTCATAAGACATCTTGGTTTAGTAATTCACCTGTTAACAATCCTTGAGGAGCTTTGTGTTT